TAGTTTTGGAAAGCAACGGAAAATCTGTATCTTGGGCCGGATAAGTTTCTGTCGAAAAATCCGTAACTTGACTTCCGTTTATATAAAACTTTACCCTGTTCGACGCCGTAGATTGAGTAACATCAATCGCAATAACAACGTGATACCAAGCAGAGGGATCGCGAAAAACTTGCTCGGTTACAAGTTCTACATTTGCTGAACCAGATATTTTTCCAAACATCTGAATTTTATTGGCATCAAAACCAACATACGTTCTATTGTTAGCATCAGCATGATTACTAAAAAATGCCCTACCTCCACTAACTATACCGCGTTTTGTCCAGAAAGACAAAGTTCCAATATCGTTAGATGTGGCTGTTCCGGCTGTTCTGTTCAAATAAGCGGAATCTCCGTTATTGAACCGCAACGACTGGTCGATGTTATAACCAGTTCCCTGACCAGATGATCCTGCTAGAACATTATTAAATACAGGCATTACGAAAGATTTAGTGTTGCTACAGCGTGGATGTTAGACGCATCAAGTATAATGTAATCTATCCTATCTACAGCCGCCGCTGTAGTCGTTAGAGTTGGTGCAGTTCCTCCTGCAAAGTCCCAGTCGCTTCCCCAACTGGCTGTCCTCGATCCTGTACCGTCCTGCGTAATAAAAATGCTCCCGCTTTGTCCTGCTGTGTCATTTGAAGGATTTGCAAACTCTGCGTTGTGGGCAAGCGTTACGCTAAAGTTATTACTGTTTGCCATATCAATAGTAATAGTTGTTGCTGAAGATAGCGCAGTTATTTCTCCACGCTGTCCCGCTGTCCAAGTTTGAGCATCGGATAAATCTGGTTTAGCATCTAACTGAGTTTGAATGTTAGATGTCACTCCGTCAGTGTAGTTAAGTTCTGCTGTAGTAGCCGTTACTCCATCTATAATGTTTATCTCAGATGTGGTGGCGGTAACTCCATCCATAATATTTAGTTCAGAAGTTGTAGCAGTAACACCGTCCATAATATTCAATTCAGATGTGCTTGCTGTAACTCCATCTAAAATATTCATTTCTGCTTCACTGGCAGTGACCGCAGTAGTTCCAGTAAGACCAGAAAACTGAGTCTTTAAGACTCCTTTGACAAGACGCAAATGGTCATCGCCTTCACTTACAGGGTCTGTCGCCGTTGGATTTGAACTATTTAATTGGCTAATATAGGAGGCTGTTTCCAATCCCATTATTATTCTCCTAGGCTAATTCAAATATTCCAGTTGCACTAGGGGTAACTGTCAATGTGTTATCCTGTGCAAGAGTAAATTGAGAAGTTGTTAATTTAGAAAAGCAAACAAGTTTACCGCCTGCTTGGTATACAACCGCGTATTTAATATTAGGAATAGTTCCACCAGTAGCAGTCCAAGTAACAGCAGTAGAATCAAATCTGTATTTGTTAGTTGCAACAGATGCCCAAGTTCTGGCAGTAACAGATGCGCCTCCAGTGGCGTAACCATTTCCGTTAGCAACTTCATTTCCTAATGATGCCTGAGTAGATAGAGCAACATTGTTTGCGTTAGCACTTGCCGCGCTAGTATGCAAAGCCATGTAAAAACCAGTACCAGTACCATCTAGGTCAAACTGGCCGTTTCCTAAATATTCTCTAAAACTATTATAAAAAGTCCATGCTGTAGCCGCCATTTAAGCCGCCTCCTTAAGTATTTCTGGATGTTTAATAATGTACGATATTAGTCCATCACCGTGAACGGACAGTTCGTAGTGATCTCCAGTTGTACTAACTAATTGTACAAACTCTTTTGCTTGTTGAAAATGGGCTACGGTACACCTAAATTTTCTATCCCCCAAAACAACTTCTATTTCCTGTTCTTCGTCGTTTTCTGGTTGTGAGTACGCATGATGTTCATCCATGATACAACTATCAAAACCAAAAAGTTCAAACTTGCAAAATCCTAACATTCTAAGCAAATGTATTGCTCTAAAAGTAACGGTAGATCCCCCCATTACAGGGTAGTATTGATCGTTATACTTTTCTTTTAACAAATGCTCGTTATCTGTATCTCCCGCGCAATGCCATATATAAGTTTCATTGTTAGAAAGTTTGTCAAAAACACTAGGATGGCATTGAGAAGCAATGAAATATTTGCATTTATCTAATGTTGGCTCAACAAATCTTTTATTAAACTCTCTGCTGTCTAACATAATCATAGCAGAAGGAGAGACTCCTCTGTCAAAACAATATTTGTAAGTCCCATTTAATGCTACAATTGGAACTCCATTGTTTTTCTTTTCTTCTATTATACCAAAAGTGGTACTCAAAGAGGGGCCACCCGCTACTAGACAAACCACTTTATCTGGCTGTGTTTCGTGAGGAATAACTTGGGGAAGATCTCTATTGATGCTAGATTTTATGTTCCTTGTTATATTCTCTGGAGTTTCATTAATAGAGCATTTTATTTCTGAAATAATTTTTTTGTTTTTAACCTCAACAATAGGAGGTTCAGAATATACTCCAATTTGCAGCATGTTAAACACCGAAAATCATTCTAATTTCTAACCCTAAAGTATTTGTTGCAACAGCATCAACATCTATTCTAAGCACATCGGCAGTAGACACAAGATTGTTTGCACTTATAACATTGGGCGTTGCGGCAGTAGAGGAATCTTTTTCGTTTAAATCTATTGTTATGGGAGTTGAAAGAATATCAACCCCATCTGTTAGATTATGTATTTGAACATTTGTTATAGATCCGCCTGTCCCTACTGTATAAACATGCGCTTCTGTAGATTTTAATCTTTTATTATTTAACGAAGATGGTATAGTTATATGAGCAATTCCATTTCCCGTTGCGGGGGCAATAGAATCATTTACGCATTTTACTATTAAAGTTCGCTCAACAAAAGCGCTTATATTGTTTGGTATAATTGATTTTGCTGTTGTTGTAGAGTCATCGTAAAAAAGAATTTTATCCACAGACTCATCTAATGATGTTGCTACGTTTAAATTCGGTATTTTTTCCTGCTTGTTTGTGTCTAAACTTTGTAAATTAGAGTCCATCTCACCGAATGAAAGAGGGCTTCCTTTTGTTTGTCTTAATGTTAATGTAGTTGCCATTAGAATTCTATCCTATATGTAGCGGCTATTCTATCTTCTGAGTATATTAAGTTGTAGCCTCCAGATGTTAGGCCCAACTCATATCCGTTATCACTTGCGTTTAATTTTAGTTTCGGCGCTTCTTTTAACATTGCGAAGAGGGTGGCAACTGCGATCCCAGAAACGACTATTTCCTTTTCGTGGCTTTGATACCACTTTTTCTTTTTTGTCTGGCCCCATTCTAGGGTTTGACAAGACGTTGTTCCTCTTCCGTTTCCTGTTCCGACAACTCCGGGATAGGAGCAAGCAATGTCGCCAAACGCTCTCGCTCCTGCTGACGTTCCTTGTAGGTCATACTCAGATACGACAACTGGTTTTCCAAACCTAAGAGCGTTCTCAATTTGTTGTCGGAACTGTTCCTCATTAAGATTGAATCCTGTTTGAAGGTATATTATATCAGCATCTTTAATGTACTCAGCCTTAACCCCCGGCGTAAGATGCACTCCTATTGGCTTGTCTGTTTTCTTTCTAAGTTCTGCTATCAGCGTAGATACATCTGAAGGGCTGTAATATTCGTCACACTCAAGACAGACAACATAATGGCTAACAACGTCATCAACCGCAGAAACAACTTTATTTTGGTAATCAATTTGGTTACTTAGACCCCTTGCGTATACATCTGAACTATCGTCACTTATTAGCCATACTACCGGAGTAATGCCATTAGAACGCAAAATGCTAATGCGCTCCCGCCAACTATCTCTATGAACCCCATCAACCCTTCCAAAGTCAATTGCTGTACTTCTAGCCATAATATCAGCGTAAGTATCGCCGTTTATTTTGCGTATAACGCTAAGTCTCCAGTTGTTATCTAAATCATTCGACAACCAAGACAGGGTAGAATATGGTGATATATACCTGCCTTCTGGCTCCCCTATTAGAAAAGTTGATCTAAAGTCTGCTTTTCCTATAGAAACATACATCACGCAAAACAAAACAAAAACATAAACAAGCACAATTAAAAAAGACTTTAAGCAGTCTTTTATATATTCTTTCATCTCATAAGTGGAT